GGACCCCATTGTCTAATGTAATCTTGTACATTATTTCCATTATATTGTACATTAACTATATTATAATTTACATTATCGGGAACACCATCTATAGTAGGTTGTAAATCATTATTTCTTCCTATTCTTACTATTCTTTTTTCACCTTTTGATAAACTTACATTACTAGTTCCAAGATTAAGATCTACAGTTTTTTGTTGATAGGGGTCTGAAAAATTAGATAATGTATGTTGAATAAAGCATCCTCCATCAAGATAAAATTGTGCATCGGGATTTGCTATTAATTGATCTGTTGCGTCTTCTATTTCTAAACCTACACATTCAAATTCCATAAGATAGCTTGAATAGTTTGCTTTTATTAGAGTATCGTCAACGTCTAAATCTTTTCCTATTATATTTAAGTCTCCAGTTGTTGTTATTCGTTTTCCTTCATCTATAGTATTAAGTTCATCTAATGTTACATAATATAAACCACTAAAAATTTGAGAACCTGTAAAAGGTAAATCAAAACATTTTCTAATAGACTGATATATATCTACATTATCAATAGGTCTTTTATAACCTTCTTGCATAACATAAACAGTATCTAATCCTGGGTATTTTTCGCCACCTTCTCCAGCTATTAAAAAAGATCCATTTTCATACACAGGGTGTTGTCTTATCGAATCTGGACTTTGTTTATTATCTAATTCTTCATTTTTTACAATTAAATCATCAGATAATTGTTCTATTTTAGAATCTAAACTACGATTTAAGGGAGCATGTACATAATCATGTATTCTTTGTACAATAGAGGTATGTGAATAAGTTCCTGTTTTAGGTGTATTATAAAAAACTGCATCATATATATCTAAAATTTTAGATTCATTTATTTCTATATCTGATTTAGCTAATTTATTAAAAGTTTTATCATGTTGTGAGTTTGATTCCCTATTACTTATAATAGTTTTTTCTAATTTTATATTTTGATTTGCCATTATCTAACAACTTTAAAGAAATAATCATCATCATAAATTATTGTGTTTTCATCGTTTACGTGTTTAAATAAAATACGATAATATCTTTCAGGTTGGAATCCTTTCATATATAATCTAAAAAACATTCCTTCAGAATCTGCACTTAGTTTAGTATTATTTTCATCAAATGGGATAATTTCTTGTTCTGTATGTGCATCTCTTACACTATAAAAACTAGTTGACTTAAAAAAACCTAGTTGTAAATAATTAGAAGATGTAGTAAATGTTCTTATAGGATATTTATCTCTTACATGTATTCTAAAAAATGCTTCATCATTTTGATTATATTCTTGTTTATTTCTATATAAACTTACACTTAATTCTCCTGTTCTTTTAATTAAACTATTATCAAATTGCCCAGATCTATAAACAGAATCATCCCATTTAAAACATAGTTTAGGTGGATGTATAGTATGAGTATCTACAGAAAAATATTGTAATTCTCCAAAACTAGAAGATATATTTTCTTCTATGGTTTTTGGTTTTTTAACTAAAAATCCATTATTTTCTATACCTGTAGGGTAAACTTCATTAGCAAATAAACTTGAAGAGAATTTTTTTACTATTGTAGTTACATCAAAGTTTGTATCTAATGAGTCTCCTACTAAAAATTGCTGTGTTGAAGTAAAACCACTACCTGTGTACCATACTCCTCCTCCCTGAGTTAATTGAGTAGAATTTTCTACAGATCCTGTTGATCCTGCTCCAAAACTTGAAGTAGTCCATTCAGTTGATACTGTTGTATTATGTCTAAATCTCCAACTTGCTCCATTTGAACTTGAAGGTAAATTAGTATATCTACCAGTACCTTCATCCCATGATTGAGAAATAGCAAATAAATTTAAATTTATATTTCCTGCTATATTTTTAGATTCTGCTGATGTTAATTGTAAGTTAACAGATCCTGATGCATTAAAAACATCAGATCCTATTGTATCACTAATAACACTTTTTATTTCTTCATTTTTAAATTTTACTATAATTCTTGAAGGGTATAATATGTTATTTGTTGTTCCTCTTTCTTTAACTATTTCTAAAAGTTCATCACTTCCTGCGTTCATTTCTTTTCTATCAGGGTGACTATATAAAGTTGTATCTATTTCTGGAAATAAAAAATAATATGCCATTTTAATATGTTGTTACTCGTCCTTTAATATCTGTGTCAGGGTATTTAATTTCAAATATACTAGGATCTAATGAAGGATAAAGTACCTCATTTCTAAGAGCTAAATTAACCGGATAAATATATTGTGAATACCCATTTATAAGACCATTTTTATTTGTAAATTCTACTGTTTCTACTGTTTGTACTCCATCTACTGTTCCTATTAAATTTTTAATATCAGATATTATAATTGGTTGATTTATTTGCCATTTATCTACATTAAAATAATTTTTTAATTCAGTAATGCATTGAAGTAATACTCTTTCATTATTATAATTTTTAAAAGTAGTTATTTCAAAATCTAACGCTAAATTTATAATAAATGCATCTTTAATATTAATAGCATCTGTTAACATTCTATGTTGTTCTAAATATGTAGCTAAATTAGTTTTTGTAGCTGTATTTAGTACTGATAATTTTTTATTAATATCATATCCTAATGTATATAAATTTAAAGCTAAGGGATTAGGTATACGATTTGGTTCAGTAGATAAAGGAGATATTTGATCATCTTGTACTATATAAGCCTTAGCTACACTTCCAAACTGTGGAGGCATAGATAAAGTTCTAATAATATAATCTTCTTTAGTTACAGTTCTATTTTGGGTTGAAAAAGCTGCTATAGCATTTTGTCTAACATCTTCTATACTATCTCCTGCTCCTCCTCCTTTAGCTGCTTCTATGTTTGTAGATGTAATAGAACTTTTAACAAAATTTAACATCCCTGTGTTTAAATTTGGTTTATTAGTAATAGATAAAGTTCCTGTTTCTGTAATTGTATTACTATTTACGTTAGAAGATAATCCTCCTCCTACTACATAAGTTACTGTTAATGTTGTGTTTGAAGGAACTTGTCCATAAGATTTTGTGTATAAAAAATTAGAAGGATCATAAGCTTTATCTAATTTAGATCTACCATCTTTTATTCCTAATCCTATATTATCTGGATTAGGAATTATTTGTTCATCTGCTTTATCACTTATACCTGCTCCAAATTGAATTTCTAATTGATTATTTGGTTTTACTCTTGTAATAAAACGTCTAGGTACTTTTTTTAATTTAATTAAATAAGGTGTTTCATTATTATATTGTTGTAAAGTAGGATCATTAGCTGCTGTATTTGATATTTGTTCAAAAATAGTATCTTGAGCTAAATAAGGGACTTCATAATATTCATTTCCATCTGAATCTACTATTGATTCTATTGATACTATATTAGTATCAAATAAAGTTAATGTTTTAAATCTTTCGGGATCTCCTATAGCAAAATTTTGGCTTTTAGTTTCACCAGATATTGCTGATACTGATTTTTTTAATAAAAAATATTCTGGATTATTTGAACCATCATATTGATATATACTTATATTTACATCACTTAAAGAAGAAGAATATGTAAAATCTACATCTTGGTCTATATAAAAAGTTGCTTCCTCAGTAGAATTAAAAGTAGAATTAGCTCTTACAATTAATGCATAATCATAATCGGGTACATAAGAACCTCCTACTAATTTAGAAGGTACTAATTGAGATATATCTAAATTAACACTAGCTGCTGATGTAGTTTTTGGTGTATATCCCATAGCATATGCTAAATTATATAGATTTTCTTTATCCTGAGCAGTAGATAAGAATGTTTCTTGAATTTGGTTATCTGTATAAAAAGATAAAATATCTCCTACATATGCTGCCATTTCTAAAAACATCATTCCCGGATTTCCTTCACTAAAATCATTAAAGTTTTCTGGAAAATAAGTTTGAGAAAATTCAATAAGATTATTCTTAAATGAATTAAAATCTTTACTTAGATATTTTATTTCTTTTTCTTTAGGTGTATTTAATATTTTATTATAAGCCATTAATTAAAGTTTAATTGTATTGAATCTTCTTGATTATCTAAAATAGATCTATATGTTATACCTATAAAAGCTGTATGTTTATCTTCTGATAAACCCGTTGATATATCTCTAATTTGTATATTACCTAAAAATCTAGATACTTGTGTTTGAATTTTTTCTTTTAAAAATGTTAAATCAATATTTGATTCAAATAATAAATTTTTTACTCCAACGCCAAAATCTTCAAGACCTTCTCCTACTCTTTCTCCAGGTTGTGTTAATAAAATACTAATAAGATTAGCTCTATTTTGGTCTTCTACTGTTTCTGTACCTGAAAACATGTTAGTTTCATCTAAAGGAAAAGCTACCCCTATCGTAACATTTTTGTTAAGATCTAAGGGGTTAATTCTTCTTATTCCTTTTATTATAGGCATTATTTATTCTTTTTTTTATCTATTGCTTTCATTAAATCACTATAGTCTCTTGTAACTGCATTAGCTACTTCAGTAGGCATGCCTGCTGTATCCATAGGTAAAGGGGCTCCAGAAGCAAATGGTTTAGCTAAACTAGCAGGAGCCATAGATGATTGTGTGTTTGTATCTCCCGCAGCTGTTTCGTTTAATAAATCATTTAAAGTAGAATTCCCTACAAAATTTTGTTTTTTGAATGATTTTGGTTTTAATGATGATTTACCCATTATTTTTTCTTTCAAAGATGATTTTTGAGGAACTTCAATTAATTTTTCTGAATGTTCTGTTATAGTTGGTTTTAATTCATCACGTAAATCTTCTTTAAGTGATTTAATTTCTCTTCGTAATGCATAATCTATTTCTTCTCTAACTACTTTTCTAATTAGATTTTCAAATGTTTTTGCTTTCATATTATGTTATTTTAGTTATAAATATAAGTTTTTTTTGTTTTTATCCATTTATTAACCATTTCCTGGGTAATCTGATCCTTCTCCTTGTTGTGGGTTAATAGTTTTAAAACTAATATTAAAATCTTCTTCAAGATTTTCATTAATAGTATAAATTCGTTGAATAGCTAGTGTATTTCCAGAACTTATTAACTGATTATAAACATCACTATATTGTTGTTGTAAAAGTTGTAATAATTTATCTAAATCAGAAAGATTAGTAGTTGGATCTGGATTATCATTATTATTAGGATCATTTACAAAAGTATCACATCGTTGTTCATAAGATAATAAGAGACTTCTTATATATAATCTTAACTTAATTACTTCATTTTTTATAAATTGAATTTTATTTTTTAATCCAGTTAGAGGGGTTATTACTTCTCCTGCTTGAGTTTTAAAATGAGTTATTATAAAAGGTATAGTAGCAAATAAAGCTAAATATTCTCCTACTTTAGATTTAGCTGTATCTCTTTTTTCAGTTATTTGATCTTGTATAGCTCCGGAGCTTGTAGGTCCTGAATTTGCTAAAAATAATAAGGGAGATAACGTTATTATATATTCAAATATTTGAACTATATTTCTTAAAGCATCTGATGTTGTTTTGATTTTTCCTATTGGTCCACTACCAGCTTCATTAATAATATCATTCATTTTATCTTCTACTGATTGAAGAGTATCTAAGGCACTACTAGTTTGATTTTCTATTATTTTTAATCTATTATCTATTTTTGTAAATTTATCTTGAAATTTATTAGCTCCTTCTACACTACAAGCATCTTTATTTATATTTACTTTAAGTTTTTCTGTTAGTTGTTGGGGTGTAGGGATTTGTTTTTTTAATTCTATGATTTTCTTTTTTCCTTCATCTTTAACTTTTTGTTTAGCTCTTACTAAAACTGAATCTAATTGAGAAGATATTATATTTTTTATACTTTGAGTTGACATATTATACTAATTTAGTGTTTTGACTTTTAAAC